GGTTGCTCAAAATCCAGAAATGGCTATGCAGGTTCAACAGCAACTTGCACAAATGCCAGAACCAGAAGCGATGATACAGGCACAGGCTGCACAACAGCTACAACAAATGCATGCACAAGTTATGCAGGGCGGCGGCATGACACCTGAACAGCAGATGGTTCAAATTGAATCTCAAAGATTACAAGTTGAACAACAAAAAAATCAAACTCTTGCTGCTAAAGAACAAGTTAGTGCTGCTCTTAAAAATCGTGACCTTGATCTTAAAGAACAAAAAATTGTTCTTGATGCACAAAAAGCAGGGGCATCAGAACAAATTAAGGTTATGCAAAAAGAAGAAGACCGTAGCAATAAACGAGCCATTGAAGCTATGAAACTACTTGGTGATCTTCTTAAAGCACAGGATGCCAATGAGCTTGAGGAATCTAAAGCAACTGCAAACTTGCTAATGGATTTAATTAAGCAGGGTGGTATTGACTAATGTTATATGAAGAAATTGCAAAAGAATTGCAAAAAGAAATAGAAAATATTAAAAATTCACTTGCATATGGTGGAAGTTCAGATTATCATAGTTACAGAGAAAGCGTAGGTAGAATTGCAGGAATCGAATCTAGTTTAAATATACTAAAAGATTATATTAGTAAATACGTAGAAGAGGATTAACATGCAAGCAGTATCAGGTGCTTTTAAAAATGACGAATTTATTACCGACGAAGAAGTTCCAGATCCAGAGGTACTTCCACAAATACCAGGATATCACATCCTTGTTAGACCAGTATCGGTTAAGAATAAAACTAAAGGTGGTATATTACTACCAGATTCCACCAAACAGGACATGGCTTATCTTACAACAGTTGGTCGGGTTCTAAAAGTAGGTACTCTTGCCTATGGTGATGAAAAATTTAAACAACGCCCCTGGTGTAAAGAGGGTGACTATGTTTGTTATGGTAAGCATAGTGGCAATAGATTTATATATAAGGGTGTACAGCTTCTTCTAATTTTTGACGATGAAATCAAAATGATTGTTGAAGATGCTAAAGATTTAGATCCTACATTTAATTTATCAAACTAATTTGTATAAATAAAAACCATGCTGTATAATATACAGTGTAAAGCGTAATCCGTCTATTTCGCTATGGACGTAAAACAGGAGAATACAATGTCAGATGAATGGACGACAATTGAGCCTAATCAGGCCGAACCAGAAGAAAAAATTGAAATTGAAATTGAAGGGCAAGAAGAACAACAATCACTGCCTCTTGAAGTCGAACAAGAAGAACCTGTTAAAGAACAGGTAAAAGAAAAACAAGAAGAAGAAGAAAAAACAGACGAAGAACAAGCTCTTGAAGGCGTAGAGACTTCGGGCGCACAAAAAAGGATTCGTCAGCTAGTTTCTCAAAAGAAGGAACGTGAAGCTGAAATTGAAAAGCTTCTGGAGCAAAACAAGCAAATGCAAGTTGCGCTTCAGCAAAGAGAAGATGAATACAGGAATGCTTTATCTAGCAATCTTGAAAATTCAGAAAAACAAATTCAAGAGCGTCTTGCCGTAGCAAGAGATTCTTATAAAAGAGCAGTAGACTCTGGTGATTCAGATCTTATTCTTAAGGCTCAAGAATATCTAAATTCTGCACAATTAGACGCTAGCCGCCTTGGAGATGCTAAAAAACAGTTTGAGCAGACTGCTCCTGTAGAACAGCAACAAGAGGCAGAAGCCCAGCAGTCCCAGCAAGAAAGCTACATGGGCTATGATATGAAGGCATATCAATGGGCATCTCAAAATGAGTGGTTTAATAGAGATCAAATTCTAACTTCAGCAGCTTTGGTTATTGACCAGCAACTTAAGGAAGAAGGATTTGATCCTAAAGAAGATGAGTTTTATACGGAAGTCAATAAGCGTCTAGCTGATGCCTTCCCTCATAAGTTTGGTGGCAACACCGAAACCCCCGTACCGCAGGAAACGTCATCTCCTGCTCAAGTGGTGGCTGGAGCTTCGCTGGCTCCGAAAGCCTCATCTGGCAAAAAAGTCAAACTAACACAAGAAGATGTTAGACTGGCACAAAAATGGGGTATATCACTTGAACAGTATGCACAAGAAAAGCTTAAGATTGAACAAGCTGGTGATGGCGCATACACTACAATTTAGAAAGCGAAAGGAAAACACACATGGCACGGACTACTACACGTAATACACAGACTCGTGAACTGGAAACAAGAGAAGAAGAATATACATACTCTGAACCTAACCTTTTAGAAATTCCTCAAGCTGTTACAGACAGATTCTTAGAACAAGGAATGAAACTTCGTTGGTTGCGTACAACTATAAAAGGTTCTGATGATTACGCTAATATTGGTAAGCGTATGCAAGAAGGATATGAATTTGTATCTCTTGATGAAGTACCAGAAATGGCTCACTCTGCAATGGTAAAAGAGGAAGGCCGTTATAAAGGTACTGTTTGTCGTGGTGACTTGGCTCTTGCAAAGATCCTAGTTAAACGTGCTGAAGCACGACAAAGGCACTACGAACAGGCTTCAGATCAAATGATTGATGCGGTTAATTCACAACTTGAGAATATGAGTGACCGTAGAATGCCTATTCAAAATCAAAGTAAATCAAACGTGACCAAGGGACGTAATCCTAGTTTCGACTAATTATCTGCCTTGGTTGCACAATCTTGAAGGAGATAAAAAATGACTGCAACTTTTGCACCTAATGGTTTGACTCCTTCCCGTATTCGTGGCGGTGCGCCGAATAGCAATTCTACTAATGAGTATCCTATTGCTTCAGGCACTGCCGCCAACATTTACACAGGCCAGCCAGTCCGTGTATCCGTTGGCAACATTGTAGCTCTTACCTCTGCAGGTGAAGCTACAATTGGTGTATTCCAAGGCTGTCGCTATGTAGAAAACGGGGAACAAAAGTTTAAATCATATTGGCCTGGTGGCACTTCTGCCACTGATGCCGTAGGATTTGTTATTGACAATCCTGCACAAATTTACGAAATCCAAGGTGACGCTTCTGTTACGGCTGCTGTCGTAGGCAAGAACGTACCATTTGGCGCAATTACATCTGGTTCGACCTTTACTGGTCGTTCTGGTGCAAGTGCGGATATCAGCGAAGTAGCTTCTACTGGTCTTGACCTCAAAGTTATTCGTGTTATTGATGAACCAGGAAATGTTCTGGGTGATGCAAAAACGAAAATTGAAGTTATGCTTAACCTGCATGCTGATAATTTCCGCAACGTATTTGTAACTGCTCCAGTAACAACAACTAATTAGGGAGATTAATAATGGCTATTAATAGAGCAAGTATTGCAAAAGAGCTTCTCCCTGGTCTCAATGCCGTTTTTGGTATGGAGTATGGAGAAGTTGACAATGAACATGCACCTCTGTTTGACACAGAAAATTCAGATCGTGCGTTTGAAGAAGAGGTTCTCTTCACTGGCTTTGGCACTGCACCTGTAAAAGGTGAAGGTGCTGCTGTATCGTATGACGATGCCCAAGAAAGCTTTACATCTCGTTACACACACGAGACTATCGCTCTTGGCTTCGCTGTTACAGAAGAAGCTATGGAAGACAACCTGTATGACACATTTGCTAAACTACGTGCAAGAGGTCTTGCCCGTGCTATGGCAAACACTAAACAGGTTAAAGCTGCCGATGTATTTAACAACGGCTTTAACGCATCATTTGCTGGTGGCGACGGTCAACCGTTCTTTTCAGCATCTCACCCCACTGTTGGTGATGGAAACCAAAGCAATGCATTGACAGGTGCCGACCTTTCTGAAGCGTCACTTGAAACTGCTTTGATTACTGTTTCCAAACAAAAAGATGACCGTGGTATTCTAACTGGCTCACAAGCAGTTAGCTTGCATATTCCGTCTGATTCAGTATTTATTGCTGACCAGATCCTGAATAGCACCTTGTCAACCACAACTGCTGCTAATGGCGGCAATGGCATCACCAATGTAAACGACATTAACTCAATCCGTAATCAAGGGCTTCTGCCTCGTGGTTACTTCGTTAATCGTCGCTTTACTGATACTAATGCCTTCTTCATTAAAACTGACAGCCCGAACGGTGCGAAAATGTTCGTCCGTGCGCCGCTTCAGACGAAGATGGAGCCAGACTTTGACACAGGAAACCTTCGTTTTAAGGCTCGTGAGCGTTATAGCTTCGGTTTCTCTGACTGGCGTAGCTACTACGGGAATCCAGGTTCTTAAGACTTTTACTCGTAGTTAAACTTTTAAAGGGCGTGGGAGTTGTATCCTACGCCCTTTTTTAGTATAATATAGCTATTAACATTTTTATAGGAGCGATCAATGACTACTAATATTAGAAGCGCATTTGTTTCTGGGACTGGTACTTTTGTAGATTCTCTTACTAGTGTAACTGTTACTGATACCCGTGTACGTGGTGTTAACTGTGTAGGAACAGGCATTGTAGTTATTACTGGTACATCTACAGACCCCTTTGGCAACACCATTGGTGGCAGAATTAAGTTTCAAACAAACGGTGATACTTATCAGGATTTTTTAAATAATGGTGTTCGTATGGCAGGGAAAGTAATTGTATCTGCAGCATCCACTATTTCTACAACGATTTATTATGGCTGATTATACATACCTTGTTAACGATGTTATTCAGGCCACTGAAAATGATGGATCTGAATTTACTGACTATATTCCCAAAATGGTTAACCGTGCAGAAGAACGGCTAACTAAATCTTTGGATGATGCAGGTCTTGTACAAACAACAACAGTTAGCCTGGTATCTGCAACAAATACCTTTACACTTCCTACAGGAACTCGTGTAATTAAAAATATTTTTATTGAAGAAAGTGGAACTAAAATAAATCTTTTACCTCGTACTGATGAATTTATAAATGATTATTGGCCTGTAAGTGCCAGTACAGGGACTCCGAAATATTATGCAAGACAGACCAATACTAAAATTTTGTTTGCTCCTACTGCAAGTACCACTTACACTGGTAGTATTGTATACACAGCTAGACCTACTACACTGACAAGTGTAAACAATACAAACTATTTTACAGACTTTTGTTATGATGCATTATATTATGCAACAATGATAGAAGCAACAAACTTTATGAAAAACTATTCAGTAGTACAAGTATATGAACAACAATATGCAAATGCTATTGAGGCACTTAGAAATCAAGCAAGACGCACACGCCGTGATGACATGCAGACTCCTGCATCACCAGGTGGCGGTGATAATACACTAACAGGAGGAAACTAAAATGGATGAATTTCAAAGAACAGCAACACGGGCTGAAGTAGATAAAAGACGGAAAAGAAAAGCTCAAGAAAGAGCAACAAAGAAAGCAGTTAAAAAAGCATCTACAGGTGCAGCACAACGACAACTAGCATCTACGGCTGGCTCTAGAGCTTTAGGAATTGCTGGACTTCCTGCATCAATTCTTGGCTTTCTAGGATTAAAAGGACT